GGCAGTAGGTACGACGATATGGTTGCTATTCCCAGAAGTTTGGCTCGGAACTTTTGGAACTACCTTCGCAACCATGGAGGAGCCTATGAGGGTAATGATCTGCTGTACTTCCATCCCACAACTCTGATGACTCCCTCAGATCTTTTTGAGAAAATCTACGGAGTGGATACTTGGGAGAATCTGATTCTTAAGAAAGTTTTCCGGTTCACAGCGAAGTCTTCGTATGTGAGTAAGAATTCAATCTTAACTTCTGCAAACCCGCAGCAACACTTGAAGGAGGCTTCGAACTCGGTGGACCTGTCTAGGTACGACGGGAACTATGCGTTGAATGCGTAAAAATTCTTTTACCTAGAAAAAATTTTAACTTGACAAATTTTTTCTCGGGGCTATGCTGGCTAAGCCATACACACTCCCGCACTCAAAAACGCCATACCCACCATACCCTCTCGTACCCCCACATTCCCCCACACTGCCCCACCATGCAACACGCTGAAAACATCACTCCGACACACGAAAACGACGGTTTTGTCCAATTCATAAACAAGAATAAGGATACATTTTCTTTTCTTTGGAACTTCTCTACTGCTTCCGATGCAGTATTCGTGAGGTATCAGCAACACGATAAGTCTGTTAACAGAGGTAAGATGCTGACTTTCTCTAAAGTACCCTATATGGGTGGAGTCTTTTTTGTACGAGATGAAACGACTGAAAAGATTCCAATCGAAACTGCACGATTGGTTTGGCATGATCTCAAAGAAAATGATCATGTATGGTCTCAGTCTTTGCACAATAAGATAAGGTAAAAAATGCTGACTGATCTAGTTTCCATTCATTACACTTTTGAGGATTTGGGAGTTCCGCTCTCTGCGATTCCCGATGTCTCCTCCGTCTACATAGTTCAGGATGCCTACACTCGTCAGTTCTACCCTGACAGTCATGAAAAGTTTCTTATGGTTGCTCAGAACAAATTTGACAATACTGTAGACTCCATGTCATACACTCGTAGTCATGGAATCATCGACACTCTGACTGGCATCATTGCTCTTCGATATGATCCAAAAGATAGTAATGAAAAGGAAAGAATTCAATTCGATCATCTTTGCGGAAAAGAACTTCACCGAATGATTGTGGGTAATACACCATGAAGAAAAAGAAAAATACTAATTGCGATCCGAACAACCATAGCGGGAATCCGAATCTAGACTCTTTCATCGATTATGAATTCGAATGGTGTGAGCCATGGGAATGGGATGAAGATACTCTTGAAACGGATCTTCTTGACGATGATGGAGAACCGCCAAGTGAGTTGTGTGGACTATGGCGAGTTGTAAGTATTCACCCTGACGGAGAGACTGCATGGGTCGAATTCGTACCCACAGATGGAAATCAAAAAATGGAATTCTCGCTCTCTGACATTCCCATGAACGAATGAAATCTTTTTAGTACTGAACAATTGAATTGACAAACGACACTCATCAAGGTACATTACACACCATGAACAACACCTCTGAAAACTTGAATATTGAACTGACTCCTTGGAGCGATTTGCCGTCCCATTGCCAAAATGAAATGGTCGAAATCGTTACCAAGATTCTGACCCGACAACTGTTCGATGACTGGCAACTCACTCGTCGTTTCAACAGTTTGGGTACAAACATTTCTTTCGAAGAGTTTGCGGCTCAGCGCATTCTCAACGCTCGTTGAGTTCAATACCATGATCAAAGACAACACGCATCGAATCAGCATTCTCACTGTCCCCTGTTCGAATGAATTGCGAAAGACGGAAGTCTACATGTGGAGGGGCGGTTTCCTATCTTTCATTCATACAAAGAACGAAGATACAGTATCGATTCAATACTGCAATTACAAGAATGCTGATGATTTGGGAATGGAATTCATCATTCAAGAGAGCAGCCACACCGAAGTGAAATACAGCATTCACAACTCAGCAGGAAAGGGACTTGAATCTAACCTTTTGAAAGTGAACAAGACTGATGCTAGAAAGATCTGGCACCATTTCGTGGATTTGGGATGGAAAAAGGAGTAATGAGGCCATGCACTCAGATCTCTCAAATCTTCTATACACCCGCTATCCCGATATCTTCGCAGATAAGGATGCACCGCTAACAGACTCCCTCATGGGGTTTGGATTCACACACGGCGATGGTTGGTATTTCATCATCGACAATCTGTGCCGATGCATTCAGAACCATGTGGAATGGAAGCGTAGGACCAATCCAGACTTTTATGTAAAGGCTGTTCAAGTCAAAGAAAAGTTTGGAACTCTTCGTTTTTACATTGAAGGCGGCGATGAAGAAGTGTATGGTATGATCAAGATGGCAGAGTGTATGAGCCGCAATGTCTGTGAGATTACAGGAGACATTGGCAGCAGCACAATTCCCCCTATGTGGGCTACTCGTTCTCCTGAATGTCAGGAAAAGCCCACAGAGGCTCAAATGAATCGGGTTTTGAATTTTGTGAGCAAAATTGAAAGCGAAGATCCAAATTACTATGACATCTAATACACTAGCAATGATTCAAGCGTACCTTGATGGTGGAAGTGGCTCCACGATGGAGCAGATCATCATGAAGCAAGCCTATGGAGATATCGTTCGGCTCACGGCTGAACGGGATGAGGCGAGGCAGATGTACTGCAACGCAATGACCGATCATTGCGAGGAACACGAAGCAAGACAGATTGCGAAGGAGCAGGGCTGGGACTGCTACAAGGAGGACGGCAATGCCTAACACCAAGAAGAAAATCAAGACCACCCGCATCACCAAGATGGAGCGTCTGCGTATTGAGGCAGAGAAGAATCGTCCCGTGGGCGTGAGGGTTGTATCGGGAGGACGATGCGAGGTGGAGATCACCACGCTCTACAACTCCACGATGCACAAGCGCATGGGAGGAGTTCGTGCGGACTATTTTGACACTTCCGAACCCGCTTCACCGACCGTCTACACGGACAATCCGCACAACTTGAGAGTTCTTGCACAGGCTCTGCTTGCGGTAGCGGATTGGATGGAGGACGGCAAGTGAATAATCAACAATTTCCAGTAGTAGAGAGTTCCCCAATTCTTGCTGATCTTCTCAATCAGATTAGACGAATGGAAAATGAAAGAGTTGATCTACTTCAAGTTATTGCCTCTCTTCGTGCTGAAAGGGATGAGGCGAGGCGGGAAGTCTGTAGAAACGAAACCAATCAACTACCAACAATGGCAGACCCGCATCGTGAAGCGGCTCGTCGGGGCTGGGATTGCTTTAAGAAAGAAGAACAAATGGCAGCACTAGATCGCATTGCACAATTCGATCAGGAGAATGGATTACTATAATGGAAACACTACTTATTATTGCTATTTACCTGCTAGGAATCATTACAGGACAATGTATTACTGGCATTGCCATGTTTTGGGGAAAGGATAAGCCATGAAAAAGACTGTTGTGTTCATTGATCCTCCAAGTGGATGGCGTTACGGCTTTCCCAAGCCTGCTCCAGAGAATATTCGTGACATGACTCAGGAACAACTCCATGAGTGGTTTGCTGCCAACGGGTATCCACAGAAGGAACTTGATTACTGGAAGAACAGCAAGAGCGGCATGGTGTTCAGTATGTTTGAAGACGAAGTAAAGGGAGAAAATAACAATGAAGCATGAACTTTTGTCAATCGTTTCTTCAATCGTTGTGGCATCTACAACTTTTGCTGATGTTAATGTTTTGAATTTTGATGACCTTGTAGTTTCAGGCCAAAGCGGATCAGAACCTGGCAGGGGACCGCTTGGCGAGTACAAAGGATTCCGATTCTCTTCCTATGGGATTGATGAGGGATTGCCCATTTACGATAACAAATGGGGGTGGTACGGCGTGAACCACCCTCAGTATAAACAGGCGGGATATTCAGTTGGTCTGCGTGGAGAAGCAGCACTCTACAGCCCTTATTACACATATCCCTATGCGAGTTCCGCCAGTCGGTGGAACATCACACGAATCGACGGAGGTGATTGGCACTTCTTTGGTGCTTGGTTTACTTCTGCGTGGGATGGGAGTGGTGATCTAAGAATTGTTGGTAAGAAGAATGGAGCAACGCAATTTGATGTTGGTTTTAGCATCAGTTCTGATTATCAATCTTGGCTGAGTTATGGTGCGGGGTATGAGATTGATACCCTCACTATTTGGAGAGAGTATAATCCAAATGCAGGCAACCATTTTGTTATGGATGACTTTGCATACAGCCTTGTTCCTGCTCCGGGATGCTTAACGCTTTTGCTTGGTGGTAGCCTCATTCGATCCCGTCGAAGAAAGTGATGATTTTCAGATTTTTAGTATTGACATACACCTAAAAGTTGTTACAATTAACCCAAAGAACCAAATGTAAGGTTCTTACTTACTCACTAACAGGAGATATTCGAAATGTACAATAGAAATAATGTAGACGATTACGACCGTAGCGCAACCATCAAGTTCGTTGCTATTGGTGCAATCAGTTTTATTGCCCTTACTGGATTCGTAGGAGCATGCTCCTACATTCGTCCCAAGTACAATATTTGGGCCGCTGAACAAGAAGGCATGGCTCAGTATGCCCAAGCGGAGCAAAATAGAAAGATTGCTGTTCTTGAAGCAAAGGCTAAATTTGAAGCGGCTCTGGCTTTAGCAGAGGCCGAAGTTGCAAGAGCAAACGGAGTTGCACACGCCAACGAAATCATTGGTGCTTCACTCAAGAATAATGAATCCTATCTGCGTTGGTTGTGGATTCAGAATCTTGAATCGGGGTCAAATAGTGTCATCTACATTCCAACGGAAGCGGGGCTTCCGATTCTTGAGGCAGGAAAGCGATAATGACCAAACCTAGTTTAGAAGAAGTTCAACAAATCGCATATGGATTTGCAAAATCCATCGGTGATAAGTATGGAGATAAGGGAGATACTTGGAGTACCTTTTTGTACCTGAGTGTTCTCAACAACCTCTCTGAGTATTTCCAAATTTCAATTGAACCACAATCCAAGGAAACAAACAATGAAACTCAGCAAGTGCTGCATCAGTGATTATCTCGCCATCATCGAAGCAACTCACGGAGTTGAAGCATGGAAGGAAAATGCTCTTGAGATGGTCAATCTCATGAGTATGATCAATGAATTGATTTCAGTTGTCAGCCGTGGGGGGTTTTGGCTAACTGCTGACGAAGAAGAATTCATTTTGGGAATCAAGCATGAACTAAACAACTTCGTTCGTGGAGAAAATGTAAATGAATGATCCTGAAATCAATGCTCTTGAAAAAGAGCAGAGAGCAACCTTACGAAGATTGATGAAGCAAAACAATGCTATGCGTTTAGCACAAAAACTTCGTAATGAATCAAAGCAGAGTATTGTTTCTGTCTGCGGTGATAGTCAACTGTATGCAAACGCTGCTTTGATGATTGAATCTTTAGTTAGAGAAATCGTAAGACTGACAGAAAAGAAGTGAAAATGGATTACGGAAGTTCTACACTATATTTCACCAATCAAAATTTCGGTTACTCATCGACATCGTTATATCAAGGGTCTAACTATGTTGGTGTTATGGGACTTAGTCCGACTAAGTTCAATTTCTCATCTGAGATGCTCAATCCGCCATCTCTTTATTATCAGCAATACGCAGTAACCAATTATAGCGAAATGCCTTCCATGATTTTTATGGGGGACTTTGATGGTTATTGGGTACATAGGGTATACCTGGATGGTAACCTTATTATGGTACTCAAAACCGACAACCAACAACTGTTCGTCCCCATCGCCTATGACTACATCCAGAGCGTCTGTCTGTCGATCTCCCCTGATCCCGAATCTGTCAGGGGTGTAGCGGCGGATCCTGTTGTCCCTGCCCCTGCGGCGATTGCCCTATTTGGGTTATCATTGATCCTTTCAAGGAAACCGAGAAATAGATTCCGTTAATTATCGGACGCTATGGAGTTGTAATAGGGGTTGACACGGCGACCAAAAGGTAGTATACTCATGGTGTATGAAGAAGACCACTACAGCCGTCACTCCTCCTCCCGCAAACGACGATCAGGTTGCAGAGAACTGGCTGACCTACAAGGATCGTCCGACCACCATGCCGCTTCAGGAACTTGCGGTTTGGATGCTCACGACCAATCCCAACATGGCAGTCTCCCTCCTCATGAGTGCCCTTGAGGAACACGCTGCGGTTCCTACGGGAACTCAGGGCAAGTTGGTTGAGGTGACCGTCTACGACGAAGAAGGCAATCCCGAGTACAACCTGACCGATGATGGTCAGTGGTACTACGATCAGACTGTTACCGACTGAAGATAATTAAAACTCCCCGATGGGGATTCAGGCATTGCAAGAATTATTTCTTGTACTGCCTTTTCTTTGCAGTTTTAGGGCGCACAGGGGTTACAAATCTCTCATGGTGAAACAACGCTGCCCATGTAAAGAGAACAGCCAAACCTGAATTCAATACTACCTCAGATAGTGGAGGATCACTAAATGTAATTGCATTGTATAAAGAACCGGTAGCACAGAGAGAAAGTCCTGCTTTTAGTGCTAAAGATTTAGGTAGGCTAAATTTGTGTACTATCGAATTGCTGCGGCCAAAAACAAAAAGAAGAAAAGACAAAAACGAAATTGTCATAATGGAATTACATGCAAAGTTCAACCATAATTTATTTTGCATTAACCAGTCCATGATTCATTTCCTTTTGAGTTTTGGTTTTCTAACCGTTTTCTTGGTGGCTATTTCATGCACAAAATATCGGTTGATCACAATTTCTAAACCTTTGAGGCCCATGAATCCCATTACAAATGCAACTGCATATTTTCCATTTGTTTGCACAGCAGCAGGAAGCGCACTCATAACCACAGGCGTTAAGTAATTAGCGCAAGCCGTTCCTGCTAAAAGAGATGCTATCGTTGAGCCGACTCTTTGGGCTGAGTTTTTGGGTACGAGGAGCAAAGCACCAAAAAAACCAGAAATTAAAAATCCAATATCAATCCCATAACTAAGAAGAAATTGCTCCACCGCACTTCTAGTGGTGTCTTGGGATGTAGGTTCCATGCATTTATTTATCTTGGAAAAATACTAGGTTTTGTGAATGCTATCTTACATAAACACTATAGGAGGGAATTGACATGGATACAGAATCTATGACTCCTAGAGAATCGGGTTACTATGCCGAGATGGCAAACGACGAGATTCGACGGCTTCAGAAAGTCATGAAGCGAACTCTCAATCAAGTGAGAAAACAAGAAGAAGCCTTAAGAAAGGCTAAAAGGTTACTAAAGCAATCCGACCCCTTTGGGGCTTGGATGATAGCATCAAGTATATCCGAATAACTGTAAAATAATTTTTTCGTTATTTTTAATTTCTCCTTGTGTTATATGGAGAAGTTGTTATAATTAATCAAACAGGAGTACCCCATACCTATGCTTTATTTTGAAACACTTGATCGACTTCACGCACAACTCATCATGAATGAAACTCATATTGCCCGTTGTAGTGAACCTCTCAATGACGATGATCTGATTGACGATCATCTCATTGATGTCCCTCATTGGGATGATGACGATGACTTCATTGAGGATGATGACGATGATAGCGATTGTCATGAAGATGAGGGACGAAACTAATGATTTCCAATTATCGCAACACTCGTACATCAAACGGACTCAAGAAGGGGTTGCATATTGATTGGGATCGTCCGAAGCCCAAGCCTAAGAATAAGCCTAAGTTTAATTCAATCGAATTTCTCCAACAATGCATTAACGACAAGGAAGCATACGGAGAAAAGGAAAGAGCAGCATTCCGAAAGGTTCTTAAACAACTAGAGGACATCATTCTTGAGAATGAAAGTCTTCGTCAAGACAGATGGCAAAAAATGTCATCGGATACTCTATGATTTAAAATGAAGGTAAACATGAAAAACTATGAAGACAGAGTTGCAGTAATTACTGGTGTTAATGGTCAGGATGGATCGTATCTCGCTGATATGCTATTAGCGAAGGGATATACGGTGATCGGTTTAAAGCGTCGTACATCATCGATTAGTACGACGAGAATCGATCATCTTTTCAATCATCCAAAATTCAAGATGTATCACTTTGATCTGACAGATGGATCTGCCATCTCTCATATCATCATGACACATAAACCTGATGAATTCTATAACCTTGCTGCACAGTCGCATGTCGCAGTATCTTTCGATATTCCTGAGTACACATCAGATGGAATCGCATCGGGAACACTAAAGATCCTTGAGGCGATTCGTACCCTTAGTCCAAATACTCGTTTCTATCAAGCATCATCGTCTGAGATGTTCGGTGATAGTGAGGATTATGATGAAAAATGTGGCTACACCGAAAACAGCATCATGATGCCTGTATCTCCCTATGCCGTAGCCAAACTTCATGCTCATCATATGACTCGGGTTTATCGAAATGCATATGGTCTTCATGCATCAAGTGGCATTCTTTTTAACCATGAGAGTCCTCGTCGTGGTGAGACATTTGTAACTCGTAAAATCACCATGGCTGCTGCAAGAATCAAGATGGGATTGCAGTCTGAGTTGCGTCTTGGAAATATTGATGCTCTTCGTGATTGGGGGTATGCAGAGGACTATGTTGAGGCCATGTGGCTCATGCTTCAACAGCCAGAGGGGGATGATTATGTAATCGCAACTCAGAAGACACACAGCGTTCGTGAATTCTTGGATGCAGTCTTCGAAGAGGCAGGACTTGATTGGAACAAGTATGTTGTTATTGACCCCAAGTACTTCCGACCGAATGAAGTTCCTTTCCTTCTTGGTGACCCATCGAAGGCAAAACGAGTTCTTGGATGGAAGCCCAAGGTGGATATGAAACTTCTTGCGAAGATCATGTATAAATATGATGCTGCATTACTCACTAAACAGATGCAAGGATCTGCGCCTGCTCTTGTTGAGTGACTAAAAATTTTACCTTGTCCTAGGCTCCAGACAAGGAGTGTAGAAGTGGGCCAGGGCTGTGAGGAGAAATCTTCACAGCCTTTTTTATTTGACAAATGACCGATAACCAAACCTCCAAAAATTTAGACATAGGGTATTGACAAAGGTGGGCAAGACGCTATACTAGGGGTGTGACGAAAAGGGTTCGCCCCTGCCTTGGTTCGCCAAGGCTAGTCACCTTCGTTCGTGCGAAGTAAAATAGGCCATTAAGCACGAAGCGTTGACTGATATTCAGTCAGATGGCACCTGACGCTCGGGAGTGTATTCTAGACTTCACTCTCCGGTGAAAAATCGGCAGTTGCAACTGCCGTCAGTCAGTTCCGTACCGCACTACGGAATAAAGAGCCGTAATAATATGGGGTTGTGCGTGAATCCCAAGACCCCCTGCACATCCGGAAATTGTGCAGGGGGTTCTTTTATAACAATAACCCCCCCTTTCGGGGGGGCTGTTGCATTTTTGAATGTCTATCTACTAAAAACTATCAGATTAAACCAGACTCACCTAAAGTAAGTGTATTGCTATTCTTTTTAGCGGTACGAACATCCAATCTATTACCAAGTCCAACTTGTGTATTGAAGAGTCTGATATTATTGCTTCCTTTCACAATTGAGTTCTCATCTTCGAATACAATTCCTCCTTGAATTGAATTTCCACTTATTGAACCGAAGAACCAATTATCAAACTCACGACCAGACGCTAGATCAAGTATCGACCCCTTATCCATGAATATAGAACCAATTGATACAGTTGTTGTTGTGTCAATTCCATCAAGAACTCTAACTATCGCAGAGTCACATTTAATTGTTCCTGCACTTGCACCACCGGCAAATGTCAAATTCCATGTTGAATTCCAAGCGGCGGTTCCAGTTGTAGATCCAGACAAACTGCCATCAACAGACGCAATTTCAATTTTCTTTGCTACTGCTAATTGTGAAGTTAAACCAGGAATACCGAACACAAAGTAAGGTTGAGGTTGACCTTGTAGACCACCACCAGACCACCAATTAAATATTGGTCGGATTAAAATTGATGATTCATCTTCTGCTTGGAAAATACCAGTTGTTCCCAATCCTGATCCACCAAGTTCATTAATGACTGATGGAGTATCAAGTGTTCCACCAAACCAAATTGGATTAGTATATTGTCCTGCAACTTCAACTCGGTTGAATTTAACATCTGGTTCAATATATGTGGCAGTTGGTACTGTACTGAAGTAACCACAAGTCAGTCCCTTCATGTATAAAGAAGACCCTACACCATAATTATAAATGGTGGCATATACTCCCGAAATAAGTGAAACCGATCCCTTACCATCAGAGATGAAATTAGTTTTAACTATTCTCGTAGTACCTGTAGTTCCTGCAACATCTTGAAGAGATTTCACTCCATTTATCATAATCGACTTGTCTGAATCGTGTCTAAACCATAAAGTATCACTAACTTTTAATTTAGTCCCCAGTCTTGATCTTTGTGCCATTGCTCTCCCACCGGAGATTCCCGCCGGGCTGGTTTGATCTCCAGAGAAACCGGCCCATCGCTCCAGTATGGAATCATCTTGAAGAGATCCAGTTTCCCCTGAAAATTCTCCATAAGAGATTAGCCAAGATAAAACTTCTGCCGTCAAACCACCTCCGAAATATGCAAAAGGATATGTATTGCCTGTCGCACCTCTTTTTAAAGTTGCCAATACGGAAGTAATACTGCTATTTGCGATGGTTCCTGCTTGAGCAGTGCCAGAACCTAGCCAAACTCCTCCTGAAACATTTCCCGAAAATCCTCCAAACAAACACGGGGAAAGTGCATTTAGAGGAGGGAGTTGTGACGCAGAAACTCCAAAAAGTGCGGCATCGTTAACGCCGGGGCAAGCAGTTGCTCCTATGTACTGCCAGCCCCAACTTGGGCCAGTTCCGCCGTAGTTAAAATAAGTAGTTTTCCAGTTACCTACACAATTCCAATCGAATTTGGCAATTCCAGTTATACTTTGACCTTGCCAGTAAAAAGTTGCCATGGGGGGTTTCCTTTAAGTTAGTGTGATTATCAAATATAAAATCCCTTAAGGGATGAAGGTTGATATACCTTCTCACGATCATATTTAGTATTTACAATTTTCTGAAAAATTTCGTTTAAAACAAATTGACATTTGATGTACAATAGTTATAATCTTTTTTATGACACTTCCATACGAGCAATACATTTCCATCGTGAACACAAGGAACTTTCTGCTTTCTCTCTGTGACCCTAGTCGCCCTGACTATGTTAAGAAAATTCCGAGTGCGGTACGAAAGAATGCAATTAGGTTACTCAAGCACTTTCCCATGGAATATGATGCCAATAACATCATTTCAGATCATGTTGAAATCTCCCATATGAGGTGCATGGATCCTTCCATGGGACAAGATGTTATCTACTACAGCGCAAGACACCTAGGTTGGGTTTGGAATCACAGTAGCGGTAAAGTTATGGGACCGTTCTTTGATAAGAGGACTGCCATGGACAGTTACAGGAAGTCCCAAACGGAGGCGCAGGATGCCCTGTGTGAGGACGGGGATTTCATAGGGGGCAGCGGGTGGGTTCCCGCAGACGGCCTCTAGGAGGCGGCTAGACCGCCTTTGCGATTCAAAAATATTCCCTATAGGGCTTGACAAAAGGATTTATACTCGTTATACTTGAACCGTGAACGGAACTTCCCCTAATCCTCGTTTGACTCCACAAGACTCAGGACTCGTTTCCCCTGACGGTAAGAAGCGAATTCGTATTTCTCCGTCTGATGACAACAATGAATTGGTTTCCGTCTTCGTTTGGCGTGGGAATAAGACCAGTGGCGTTTGGAACTACTACGCCACGATGTCCAAGACCTATGCCCGAATGATGTGGAAAGAACTCATTCGTCAGGGATACTCTGCCCTCAAGTTCAATTAGTGATAGAACTTGTTTGAGTAGTTTCTGACTTTTCCTGATCCTTCTTTTCGTCAGAATCCTTGTCGGCCTTGGCTGATTCAGCCTTGGCCTTTTCTTCATTGGATTTGAGTTTTCTAAAAGCATTCGCTGCTTTAGTTCTCTCAAATTCGCATGTCTCACATACGAATGGTTTCTTAATCAATTCTCGCCAAGTCCAAGCACCGACTAAAAAAACAACCGGAAGATACCAAGCAATCCATCCCCATCCAGTTTCAATCTTGTTATTGTCTTTAATCTGTTCCTTTAAACTCATCATGATCACAGAATCTTGTGAAACGGAGGGAATGATTTCAGGTGCTGTGCAGCATGAGCCGAGCAGAAGAAGGGCGAAAAACGATAGTAGTTTGATGTTCATGTTTTTATTTCCTTAATTTTTGTTCGCCGCAGCAGCAGATCCAAAGTAGAACCCAACAATACTGACTAGAATTTGTCTAGTCTCAGATGCATATACAAATCCATTCACCTCAACAAAATACTTTTTCGCTGAAGATGGGATAAGACCGAAAAGTTTTTCTGATGTAGTTGTGTCTACTTCTACAAATGTTGGGACACCGAAGAACGGAAGAATAAATGGTGCCAGTAAAGTTCCAAACAGTACAGACAAAACAATCAACTGTCTGACTCCCTTTCCCACATCAATAGGAACTCTTTCCGCCGCTTTATCTTGGTTTTCTGTTGTTCTCTTATTGGCATCCATAAGTCGAACAAACATTTCTTTCTGATCTTGTGCCCGTTGGGCCATATATCGAAAGATAAACCCGACAGCAGATCCGGCGATCAATGATATGAGTTCAGGTGCGAACATACATAACCTTTCCGTAAAGAATCAATACCACTTAAATATTTATGAATCTTAATTCTTGCATTGCAGAAAAGAAAGCATTGGAACTTTTAAAGTTATAGTTGATTGTCTGTTGTATAAACACTATCATGTCAGAAACAAACTCCCCAAATAGAAAGCACATTAGAACGGCAACATACAAGTTAGGCCGTGAGTTTGTTCCTGAAGTCTTTTACAGGATATGCAAGATAGAAGTAGATCTTGCAAAGTCTCAAGGATGGGATAAAGTCCTAGTCAGTTTGGAGCATAGAGAAGGCGTTCTAACGCTCCGACTTAGTGGAGAAAGTAGAATTGGATAACAAATCAATTATTGAGACCGTTGAGTGGTTTAAATTATTACCAAATACTATTAAAGAAGAGAAACTATCTTCTATGAGAAGTTTTTATGATAATAATACAAACCAATTGATGAAAATAATTCATAATCTAGAAAAAGTAAATAATTGTCCAAAAGAATTGATATTAAATGCAAAAAAATTAGTTTCCAACAATGTAAAAATAGTTTCTGAAATTGAAAAAATTCAGATGGAGATAAAAAATGCCGAGAAGAAAAACAACATTAAAACCGACTAAAGCATCATCTTCTTTGCGCTCGACTGATCGTAGATCCAAAGGATCTCCCAAATCGGCTAAAAAACCAACAAGACCCAAACCTTAATCAAGTTTGTTTATTTTGTAAGTATCATAAACAAATTGTATCGTTGCAGTCAAAACAGATGGCTCACTTTCGGAATTGGTTAGGGTGAATCCCGATAAATTTGTTGGTATCAAATTCTTGTAGTTGATCATATAAATCGGTTTCTTTTTATTATTCAATAGAAGCATTTGTCCATCTGATGGACCTGCAACACTCTCTGATTTTATATTAGAAAAATCACGATAGGGGACACCACTTTTAAACCAATTCACTATCTCCATGTAATTTTTGAAGTCTTCTGATATTATGAATCGAATTGAGACATCTGTATTTGTTCTACCACCTGGAAGTTTCAATTGTGCGGCGGTTATGTAATCATAATCCATCGGTGTGGATGAAGACGATGGAGTTGTAATTGATGTGCAAAAATATGTAACATATGGAATTTTCTTTAAGATGAATCTAAAATTGGTGCTGAGTGCCAGATTTGTGTTGATAGTTTGATTGCCTAATACACCGAATCTTTCAAAATTTTCAATCTGAGGTTGATTCATTCTGAATACTCCTCAAGATCATAAGTTGAAAATTGCATTGTGGCAGTTGCTGTTGCAATAGGAGTATCAGTTGTTCCACTATTATAGTCAATAGAAGATAACCCCGTTATCATTAATCCATTTATCCTAAATTTAGCGAGTGGGTTTTTTTTATTAGAAAGTATTAGAATATGTCCTATGTTTGTTAATAATTGAAAATCATTTCCATTTTTAAGGAAATCTTCCCAAACAAGACTTTTCTTAAACCAATCACTCATCTCATAATAATTTGAGTAATCTTCATTCACAAGAAATTTGACTGTCAATTCGCCGTGAGTGATTTTGTTGCCCCAAAATTTAAGAGATGGTGCGAAAGGCACAGGTAATCTCACGGGAGGACAATCCCATCCTGGAAATGTTATTTCGTTACAAAAATACACCCCCATTCTCACTTTTGGTATGAATAAACGAAAATTAGATGCATACGCAAAATTCGTATTCGAAGGTTGTTGACTTAAAATTCCAGCAACTCTATCGTCAGGAATATTTGGAGTGTTTGTCATATTGTTTATTTAGAATCAAATGAAAAGGGCTGTGAAGATTTCTCCTCACAGCCCCTAGCGAAATTCCCTGTGAAACAGGGTGACCTTTACCGATCAGAACAGGTTCGTGACCTTCACGATACGGTAGTAGCAGTTAGACCGCTTTGCTCCTGCGGCAGTCGGATCCGTAACCGATACTCCACCCGAGATCGTGGCGAACGGGTTGTTCACCAGACCGTAACGGGTCTTGAAGCCGATCTTCGGTTGGAATGACTGCTCACCGACAGCACGGACCATTTGCAGAGGAACATACGGGCAGTAGAACATACCTGCGTCATATGCCGACGATCCCTTATAACCAACCATGAAGAAGTCATGGGCAGTTGTCATCGATGCATAGGGATCGATGTACACACGGAGGCGACCGTTCAGCACACCAGCGAAGGTGTTGCCCGTGTCATCCACATTCAGGTTCGTTGAGAGAGCCGGTGCATAGTCGAGGATGCCTGCCATGCTGAGTGCTGAGGCAACATCTGCCGAGCAAAGGACGAAGTTGCCCTTGCCACGACGAGTTTCCTTAGCAATCATGTTGCATTCACGCTCAATCTGATACAGCAGACCCTTGAACTTTTCAACGCTCCAACGACCGTTTGAGTCAACATTCAAGTCAAACACACCAGCGGTTTGAGTGGTTCCCGAACGGGCACCCAACTTAGCGGTTTGATACAGAGTGCGAACAACTTCACGGTTGATTTCAGCGAGGATTTCGCTCGACAGAATGTTGGCAAGTTCGGTTTCAGCGTCGAGACCGTGGATTGCCTTCAAGTCTTGTGCGAGTTCCATCGTGTACTCAGCCTTCAGAGCACGGGTCTTTGCTTCGACCGTGGTCTTTTCGATGCTGAATGCCATCTGCGGGAACGGGTTGTTGGCCGTATCACCAAGGGCTTCGCCGTTGACCGTGGGATAACCACGACCACCGTATGCGTTGCTGTTTGGCTTCGTAGGACCGTTTGCAGTTTCGAACGGATCAACGCCCGACGAGTTTGAAGCGAAAGTCGAAGTGTCATAGACACCATCGGCAGTCGTACCCGTTGAGCCTGAGCCACCGAAGCCCGTATCTGCTTCTTGATACAGAGCCTCAGGACCAGTCTGGTTGATGTAGCGGCTACGCATGGCGAAGATAAGGCCAGTCGGTCCACTCATCGGCTGAACGCCACAGATATCATAGGCGATCAGGTTCGGCATTGCCCGACGAACGAGCGAGATAAGGATCGGATCCCAACGAGCCACATTCGATGTGGTCGGGCCGTCTAGGTTTGCCGAGAAGTTAGTCGGGGCCGATTCCCTGAGGTGTTGCTCCTGGTTTTCCAGTAGCATGGTTGTTACTGCTCTCTTGTAAGCATCCTTGATTTCTGGTAGTTCGGGGTGCTCCAAGATTGGCTTCCACTTCTTTTGAAGTGCTTCTGAAATGGTTAGATCCATTTGTAATTTCTCCTTAATTGAGTACTCTTTTAGTACGGTTTTTATTTATCGAATCTATCTTTTTGGTCAACGACGGTTAAGCCGTGACAATGTCTGAGCATAACTAGCCATTGATTCCGATAGCGTGTCCGTCGCTGGAGTTGCAACTTCATCAATGCTTCCTTCATCTGAGGTTGCGAGTGCTTCCTCACGGAGAACAGGCTTCTTGCTAGAGAAGTATGACTCCTTAATGATCTGTGCCTTTCTGCGAAGATCTTCTTCTGTTTCGAAGGTGATTCCCTCAGCAAGGACAGCAAATCTTTCTTTTTGCGTATCCGCTAAATCTGATGCTGCTTCGTCAAGAATTTGTTCACGACGATAAACTGCAATTTGACTCTTGAGTTCAATATTGTTGTTCATTTCTTCGTCAAGTTTGGTCTTGAGCGATTCAACGGTTTCTGCAAGTTGATCGGTAAGATCAACCTTAGTCTCAGGAACTGAAATGTCATGTTCAAGGAACAGGTTACGCAGACCTTGCATGAACTCCTCTGCAATTTCGGTACGAATTCCCTTCTCAACGACAAGACGGTTTTCTTCCATCCACTCTTCAACCACATACGAGAGGTAAGAATCAAGTTGTTCTGTTAAGCCCTTCTTGATTTCATCGACTTCACTTACAAGCCGATTCTGATACTCTTCCTGAAGTTCAGATTCAATCACATCAATCCGCTCCTGTAAAGCGGCTTCGAAGATGGTTGATGCCTTGGTCTTAAAATCTTCGGTGAGTTCTTCTCCATCAAACATGGCATCCATGTGAGTTTCGATGTCTTCACGCATAGACTTCTTGGCTTTGACATTTGCCGACAACTTGCTTGACGAATCAGAAGCATCGGTTGCAACAGGCTCGGGAACAACAGCACCCTTACCAGTTCCATCCTTGTAGAGGCCAGCCAACTTACCTTTTCCTGCACCTCTCTTAGATGCATTAACGGCAGTTTCTTCGGCTGCTAATTCTTCTTCCTCTTCTTCTTCACCATCTTCGTGCATGGTTTCTTTCTTTGTTGGAGGAACAGGCTTCTTTCCAACCTTTGTTAGATTGGCTTTCTGCGATGTTTTTGAATCGTTTTCTTCGATGGTCGATTCCTCTTCGAATAATTCATCGATGATTTCTTCAATATCTTCATTAGCGTCGGACATGTCTTGTCTCCTTCGTAATACTTATTTAGTAAGGGTTAAAGTTTCGTTATAAATTTCTTGAATGCTTGCATGCATGCTTCCTCTAATTTTCTGGAAGATGCTCTGCTGATCTCACGGCGAATCTGATCAATTTCTCTTTCTTTTAGTATCCCATTCTCATAAATCCATTCTTTACCTTCCATAACTCCACGAACAAATGCTTCGGGAGCAGAAGGATCTGCAACAATGTCGGCTGCTGTTGAAAGACGGAAATCATCTTTGACCACATTTATTCCATTCTTTTCTTCAATTGAACCAACGCCACGGCTTGAAACGCCGAGTTTGGCCCCCTCATCGATTAGATTTTTTACAATCTTTCCATAAGGGGTGTCCATAATCTTGGCTTTACCGTAAAAGTTTTTACCGTCAGCGTGAAGTTCGGTTATCATATGGGAAACTCGCTCAAGATTAATGGTCGGACCCTCTGGGTGACCAAGTTCACCGAACGCTCTTTTTTGATTAACGAACTCTTTGATGTAGTCATTCACCTTAGACTTTAACATCTCAAAGGGATACTTCCTCTTATTTCGATTAGTGATATCTCCCTGAAGGAAAGTTCCCTCAATCGTGTACTTTTTGTCTCCATTTGCGGATGCTTCGCAAATGATCTCAATGCCTTCGTTTACTTCTGTGATTAGTTTCATGTGATTTCCTTATAGTCCGAGGTAGCCAGGAGGTGTTACTGATCCTGATGCATGAACAAATTCCAGTAAAACAGTTCCAGAAATTCCGGTACTTGGACTTACCCGCAAAATTCCTGTCGGTTGAGTTGCGTTGTTCTTTAAAGTGGTTCTTTCTAGATTGATTTCACCACCGTCTTCGTATAGTTGTATAGCAGTAATACCAGGTGATCCTGCCCATTCTAAAGAAATACTGCCTGGACCAATTTGCCATGTGATTTTTGACAACGCTGCCGTATTGTTTGTAATTCCTGCAACAAATCTTTCGCCAGTAATACCCCCAATACCATCAAAAGCCGAACCTGTAACGCCAAGTTCGTATGTTGATGACTCATCATCAATAAAATTCAATAAGGTGACATATCTCTTTTGCGTCTTGACTAAATCTTGTTTAACTATTGCCATTGGTTATTCCTGTTCTTTGAGAACAAATTGCATGGTTCTATTGAATGAATCTTGACTTTCCAATGCAAGACTAATAAGAATGTTTCCCGCATCTTCGTCAACGATTCCGTCATGAAAAGAGATGAATTTCTCTGCACAAATTGGATTCACTGAAACAATAGATTTATCTAATAGAACTAGATCCACATTGTTTTTAGTCTCGACAGACTCTACTATTGCATTTACGAATTTTTTCATAGCAGATTCCATCTTTACATCTGCTTTCAAATCTAAGACCATTTGTTTTACAAAATCGTGTGCCTTCTTATCTTTGGTAGTGATAGTTGCAGAAGATCCATTGATTTTTATGGATGCATCTAAACCAACAATACCAAAGTTCTTTTGGAATTCTTTGGCTGATTTTGGACCTTTGAATTTTACATTAAGACTTGGCATTTGATTTAGTTGTTTCCTTATTAACTTTCTCCAACGATATTTTGTTTTTTTGTTCGACAGGTTTCCAACTATCAGTAACAAATTTTTTCACTAGAAAATGTGTTTTTCGTGTATCGGAATCTACAATTACAAATTCATCGGAGACTGTTTCTATTGAAGTTCCCTTAATATTTGTCAATTTAAACTTTGACACAAAATCATCTGTGTTGATTTTTGAATCGAATTTGATTTTGAGTTTAAACATTATCCCTTCCAATTCGATTTGACATAGTCGAAGAACTTCTTCTTCTCACCGTCATCCATAGCAGCAGGAGACTTTTTACCAAACTTCTTAAGTGCTTTCTCAAAGAATGCACGATATGCTTTTTGCTTGGGTGAGAGTTCTTCTTCATTAACTTCAAACTTACCATTGCTATTCATTCCAATTGCATCCACCATCTGTCCTCTGGTCAACTTCTTATCGTCTTTGATTGGTTCAGATTGCACAGATTCCTTCTTTGCCCCCATGATGGTTTTCTTCTTCTCTTCACGCAACTTTCGATACATCTCAACCATCTTCATTGCGTTTGAGACTATATCTCTACTTTCCATTTTTGATTGCTTTGAAAGTATTGGTTCAGGAACAAAAGCCCCCTTACCTGATCCATCGTCATAAAGACCATCATACTTATTTTCATTAACGCTATTTTTGCGACTTTCACGCAATTTTCTTGCCTGTTCAATACGAGCGACTGTTTCTTTATACATTTTAGTTCTCCCGTCTATACCGACTGATTCTTGAAATGAATTTGATTGATTGTCTTCCATGGTTATTTAGCCTTAAATGGTGGTTTGCCTTGTGGGGATTGTGATGTTGCTGAAAAACCTTGTTTTTTGTCCATCTTTACTTTATTTGTCATACTTCTAGCCAATTCAGGATCGCTCTTGGCATCCTTCATTAAAGAATCGATGTATAACTTCGTAGCCTTCTCAGCGGTCTTTGGGCCTGGAAAAAATTCCCATCTCTTATCGTTGATATAAATTCTAACTGGTTTACCGAATCCAGTTCCAACTTGTTTAACAATAACAGTTTGTCCCTTGTAATTATAAGAAGACACATAAAACTCCTTCTCAAAATTAGGGTCGAGTGTTATATCATCTCGTCCGGAACCTGCTGTTACTGGAATTACCTTTATATCTTTAGGCTTAAGTGGCTTCTCTGGTGCGGGAGATCCTGTTCCAGAAGTGTCCATATCATCTGTTGGGGCGGCGGTAGCCACGGGGGCAGATGGAGCCATAGGAACTTCATTAACTGTTTTAGGCTGAGACACCAAATTTACGGACAAAGCCTTTTTTAACTCTTCTATTTTTGAATGTATCTTGGATGCTAGTTCTTTTTTGATTATGGTGCGAAATTTTCCCGCCTCTTTTTTCATTAAGGTTTCTATCACAGACTTTAGAATGTCTCCGTTTTTTTCTTCCATTTTTGTCCTTACAATCCAAACTGTGTAGTGTCTGGTTCAATCTTACCAGCGTTACGCTCTCTCTCAATTTGTCTGTCCATATCCCGAATTTCTGACTCAGACTGACCAAGAACATTCCGACGAACCCATTCATGTGAATAGTACTTACCTATGTATGGTTTAATATTGCCCAATTCTTGCACCTGACGCTCACGAACCTCACTGTTCTTCAATTCCGAGAAGATATTATCCTTTATGAAGTCAAAATAGATTGATTCTCTCATATCCGGCCAATCATCGACGGTAATTATCTTTTTCAATACCAGTTGTTTCTTCAATAAATCAAAAAATATCTCAGAAAAACGAGTTCTAAGTCTATGAATAAACTTGGTAAATCTAACCTCATCCCTTGTGATTTCGGTGGATCTACCAAGCATAAATTGTTTATCTTGCTCTAATCTACTTGCAGGAACTGACAAAGCACGATAAAGTTTCTTTTGAAAATATGTGACATCTGTCAATTCACCCAGATTTGCTCCCCCCTGTAGAGTGGTAATTTCGGTCCCTCTACTTCCTTCACGACGAGGAAGCCAATAGTCCTCAAGCATCGACATGAATTTACGATCATCACGGATGTCGCCAGTGTTTGCATCATAAACCAAGCGATTTCTATATTGATTCATGAGTCCTTTTACATATGCTTCGGCCTTAGTTTTTGGAAGATTACCAACATCAATGTAAAAAATTCTTCGTTCGGGAGCACGGCTGATGCGGTAAATCACAACAGAATCTTCAAGCATTCTCAATTGGTTGAGTGGCTTTATTGCTTTATGAAGGAATCCAACGATTCTTTTGTAACGAGAATCCATCAATCCCGATGAGCAGAATGCGATAGCATCATCACTAATTCTTATTCCACTGGTGTTTCCGCCCTGACGAGGATTGTCTTTATTATAAACATAAAAATCATGATATCCAGCAATGATCTTTGTCCCATCCTTCAAGGTCTCCTTTTTGAATTCACGAATCTTCGTGATATTCATCGGATCAACATAACGACATTCTAAAATCCCTTTTTGTGGATTTTCTTCATCTACGATGATGTGAAAATAGATTCTACTATCAACATACCATCTGCGAAATATGTCTGCGCCTTTTGTTTCAAACTGTAAAACTCTAATTACATTTCTAAACTCTTCATGAATTTTTTCTTTGATACTTTCAGGCTGCTTCAATCTGTCGAGAATAATCTTGACAGGTGCCTTCTTCTCACCAAGAACTATTGCTTCATTGACTATATCATCAATTGCAACTTCAGTAATTGGATCCATAGCCATTTCACGGTACTTCATCACCAATTCAAAGTCGTTTCTTACAGTTCCATCTAAATCGACATATTGGCCGTAAAATCCGCCTGCTTCGACTGGAATGGCACCATCGTCTGTGGCGGGAACCACAAACGACTTTAATGCCTTAAAGTTTTCTTTCTGTCTCTTGGATCTCTCTATTTTAAAACCAAATAACTCTGCCATGATATATTGTTACTCCTATTTTTGATCCCTAGAGATCATCTGTATTTATGGATCAAGTAGTAACATTATCAATCTCATAATACTGATATGTCATAGTAACTTGGAAATTCGAAGGCTCTGACTGCTGACCCATGTCTAATGAAATTTCACCTAGAGTTGAAGGCCAGCACCCGACGAACTTATATGTGGTGATCACATTACCTTCACGGGTAAGAGGAGAAACATACCAATCAGTCATAAAAGAATTCATGGCATTTGGACCAATATTTGTTTTATTGGTGTTGATCGTATTTTGCCAAGATTCAAATGCTTTACGCAGAGTATAAGCACCATCATTATAGACTGTAATATTCCAATCGTTGAATGTACGATCTGCTGGATACTTGAATTGGCGACCCATATAATTTGCAGTTCCAATATTTAACACACTATTTGGAATAGATGCGGATTTTGCTAAAAATGAAACTTGATTATTTGGACTTCCTGCTCCTATCGCACCAGCGACAGCATTAACTGCCCCCGCTGCGGCGGCTCCAAGTAAAGCACCAGCAGCAGCCGCCGCAAAATTTACCGCTCCAATTCCTGCGTTTGGAAAGTTGCCTTGTACTAAAAATAAGTTGTTTCTGGCTACACCATTAACCAGATTTGCTCTGAATCCATCGATACTAAATTGTGACATCTTTTTCTCCTAATTTATTTTTTAAAGATGATGAATCATGCTCCAACTTCATTGAATGAAACGCCTGTTCTAGTGGCAACAAAGTTCAATTGGATGAAATTAATACTACGAGTGGGCTTAATGTAAATATCCGCCACAAATCTGTTACTATCGATAACTTCGGGTGTATTGTTTCTTTCATTGCAAACAACCTTAAAGTCGATAATTCCTCTTCTAGATTGAACCTCACGCAAGAATGGGTCAACCAAAGAAACAAATTGCGCTCGGGTGAATGCATCGTTGAATTCAAAGAGACTATATTTTGAAGCCGTTGCAATAGCCTTTTCAAGAACAATAAACAAACGACGAACATTAATTCTATCAAATGCAGATGGTTTTGTCTGAGCGGTTTTGTCACCGTACAAAACAGTTCCTTCACCCGGGAAAGTTACTACTGGATTAATGTTATTCTTGTATAATTCATCACGGAATGTCTGTGTTGGGTTGAAAGCCAATTTCACGACTCCCTTAACATTTCCACGATTGAATCCTGCGGGACTATACCAAGGATCATTAGTTGAATCTGTGCGAGCACATAATCCAGCGATATCTCCATTTAAAGGAACCCAACGATACTTATCGTTGTAAATATCGTAAGTATACTTATAACCACTATCGATAAAAACATAGGAAGAAGATCCAATCTGATTACGATACTTTTTAGATATTTCAAGTTTATCAGTATTACTCAAGGCTGCGTTACTAATTGGGCAAGAAAGGAAAGCAACGCAATCTTTTCTCTTTTCAACTAACTCCTTGAGTTTTTGACCCACAGTTACCTCGTCCTCTTCGGCGGTAAATGAAGAGGTGTAAGTATCTTTTTCTTTTACAGTTTGGGGGCAAAACTCTGGACCACCAAGTATCAAATTAACATCAGCGATCTGAGGATCATCAAAAAGATTATATCCACTATCTAAAGGTATACCTGGAAAAACAACATCTACAAAATCTGTAGATCTTTTAAGATCAGAAAATTTGGTTCCATCTTTGCCACCAGTAAATTTATATGTTAAGACTCCAAATGATCCATTTTCCTGTGTTCCCGAAGTAAGACTCTCAACATTAGTATACCTATAACTGGAAGTATTTCCCTCAGCACCATAGATAACGGCTGTAGTGTTATCTATACCATCCATTGGACATGAAATGTATTTTGAGGTTGAATTAATTTGTTGTCTGTAAAAAGAAGATACTCCATTAAAATCTTTGGCATCTTTATCTAAAGAAAGATTTGCAAATCTTTCTAAAACACTTCCAGACAATCCAGTCCATTTACCGTCTATATCAACAACAACCAAATGAAATTGATCCTTTTCTCCATTTAAACTTGAAACATATTCACTTGTATCAGGGGGGGCATCAAACTCATCGGCATATCCCCAATCTGCAAATCCTACTACGGCAGCACTACCTATTAACTCATCAGGAGGCGGAATTACTGATGGTTCACTACCACAAATTTGAACGCCAATTGAATTTCCCAATTCTCCAGGATATTTTGCAATAAATGTGCCCTGCGAAGTTAAAGATGCATCATTGATATAATCATCATTGTATACAGGGAATCCTGATGCACCTACACTACAGGCATTATGTGCGGTTTGACCAGTTCTGACAACTTGAAGATTACTTCCATATTGCAGAAAGTTTGCCGCAGTAAACCAATACTGATAGTTATTGTCATTAGGAAGACCAAATGTTTTGGCGAGGGAATTTTCACTATCAATCAGAATCCGTTTGTGCATCGGACCCCATGAAAAAATACCCGCAAACGCTGCATTTGTAGTTGCAACGGATGGAACAATGGTCGTTAGATCCCGCTCCGTTACATTCACGCCTGGAGAAAGTTGGAATGCCATCTGAATAGTCTCCTAAAAATTTAATAGACTTTAATTAGTCTTTGGTATTTAGTTTTTCAAATAATCTCGTCCGAATTCAGTCCCCAATCAGATCTAATGATTGGCTGTCCTGAACTCTCCTTTGATAGTTCTCTAATCGATTGACTTAAGTCTTCTTCTTGGTTCTCAAGAAAACCAAAAGGAACCAAATCTTCTTCTAATTTTTTAATCTTTTCCTCATAAATTTTTCTCCTAGTATCAACATTGGTCAAATCTTGGAAATATGGCTGAGATGTCATCCAACCAAATAACACTAATGAAGATACTAAATCGTCGTGATACCCTGAACTTGCCTCATAAGACTGCCCCTTGGAGACAAATGTGCTTAATTCGGATATAATCTCAAAGTCATTTAATATTAGTTTATCGCCTTCAACCATTTCTTTGAGTGCCATGCAACCAATTTTCTTTGTTTGAACACTCATCTTCAGTCCAGAATAAGATCGCATTCCGCCGTATGCAACTCCAAGTTTCTGTGCTTTTTTGCTCTTAACCACTACCTCTAGAATGTTTTCATATTCAAGTTCTTCACGAAGTAGATCTGCTATCTGCTGTCCCACATCATTTATTTCTACTAAAACATAGGCTTCATTGTATTTGTTAGCAACTGAAAAAATTACATTCGGATATAGAGCATTTGGTATTTGATTATTTTTGTACTTTGCAACTACCTTATATGGAACTTCAGTAACATCAGTAACAACAAATGCGTTATAGTCTTGCCCTATAGATCTACTTGTGTCTACTGTAATTGAGTAGATATGATTCTCTTTAGGAGATTCGTAAACGGACAATCCATCATCTGTTTTGAGAATAGGTTCAGAAAATGACAATGATGCCAATTTAGATGTCTTTATAAGTGTATCCTGAGAACCGAGAAATTCACATTCATATTCACTCGCCCAATGTCTTTCAGATGTGTTTTTTATAGTTTCTGTTTTGAATTTCTCATCTCTACCAGGAATTTGCCACCAATGTGCTTCAACCGGTTTAAAATTTGATCTTCCCTGTTTGGCGTTTTGCCACAACTTATAGTAAAGATTCAATCCATTTGGCGTACTGACTATCACCGTTTTAGTGGTTTGTCCTGCGGTAATTGTTGGATACACAGAAGCAAAAAAGTCTTCTGCAATTTCATCCGGAACGAATGCAAATTCGTCTAACAGCAAAAAATTATATGACGAACCACGGACAGCACTTGATGATGTAGATGAACACACTACCTTAGATCCATTTTCAAGTGTAATGCTCGTTTTGTTCCACTCAATAACCCCCTGCTGCATCCATTTCGGAAGATTTTCATAAACAATTTTAACCCTGTCCATAATTTCTGTTGCTGTTTTTAACTTGTTAGCCAAAATAGCAACTTTATAATTAGAGTTAAAAAGCACTTGATGTACGATTTCACCAATCAAACAGGTTGTTTTACCTGACTGTCTAGGTATCTTACAAATAGTAAATCTATTTTCATGAACTGATCTGACAATTTCCTTCTGAAAATCATACAGAGAAATTGTAACTAATCCCTGATCAAGTGTGACAATCTTCATGTGGTTTTCCATGAAGTAGACTGGATCAACTGAGCATTTGATGTACTCCTCCAACTGCTCTTTGCTGAATTCTATTTTGATATTTCCCGCTTTTAATAGCGGGTTACCCAGATATGTGTCATCAATTTTTCGAACCATTATTTTTACTCACCATCAATTGGCTTAACATCTATTATCTGTTTTTGTTGAGCCTTTATCATTTTCTGCAACTCTGCTGTGCTGCCAACAAAAATACTGTTATTGGTAACACTTGTAGACTTAGATCGACCATCCTCTTTCTTTATGTCTTTCATGCGACGATGCAAGTCGATGAGTCGTGTATTTGCCTCTAGAGTCTGTCCAATTAATTGTGCAACAACTTCATATGCTCTAGGTTGCTGACTGTCCTCAGCCAATTCAAGAATCCCCTGTATAGCACTATTGGATTGCTCAATCACAACCTTCAGATTTCTTCTGACTTCATTATAATCGTCATCGGCTTCATTTGGTTTGTAAGTTTTACCTGATATTTCTATCTGCCCTGAATCAGATCTATTGACTTCTTCTCTATATTCAGGTGTAATATTCAATTCCTCTGAAATTTTATCATTTGAACTTAGCATATAGTTTATGGTGCTCCTGATTAAGGCTGACCGGAAGTAGTACCCGGAAGATATGTTGTATCACCGTAGTCCGGTCCTGATATAAAAATTTCTGCTCCATTGGTCGATCCAATTGGGGAATTGGCATCATAATTCTGTGCATTAACTCCTTTTTGAGGATTAACTTCAACCGTAGAAATTGAATTAGTAGGAGTTATTGTTGAATCAAAAATATCAAAATCAAAAAATGTTGTTTCGGTTTGTGTAATAAGTTTTTCTCTTTTCACAGGACCGTATAGATACATCTTTGCTGTAAATTGGATATTCGATATTGTAATTTTTCTTGTTCCATAATCCCCATAACTCCCGTCATCACCGTCACTCATCGTGGTTGAAGAAAAAACTAATGGAATATCAACATCCATATCAGTTGGCTCTACTGCTTTAATAGTAAATGTAAACTCAGGACCAAACATAGGAAGAATCTGTTCTATAATTTGCAGATTGTCATCCATTGTTTTACTCATGATATTTAATGATAAAGACAAATTGTATGGAACTTTTTCTAGTCTACGATACAAATCATTATCAGAAGAAAGTGCAACAGTTTTTTGTATGCTGTTCAATTTTCTAGATGAATCGTATTGAAGATTACCGATTTCAAAAGAAAGTCTCGGTAAATAGGACTCTAAAACTATTTTCTGTTCAAAGTCTTTTCCAATTCTATCAAGCCTCGACAAAAACTTTTGCTTTGGTCCATATGAAATTGGAACTTTGATTCTTTCAATTTCAGAACCATCCGCACCCTTTCTAGACACATATATGTTATCGAATAAAGATGCAAAGGCCACAACAACTTTTCTAATAGTATTATGGTAATAATAGTCGCTCATAAACAATTTTCTGAAAGAGTGTATTCACCAATTGTCATATCATTTATGTTGTGAATTTTGTTTTTGCAAAAACATTTAGATTTAAATGAAAAACGAATTGGAACGATTGAGGTTATACATTCGTTAGAATTCGCATTTTGAGATTCCGAAAATATGTAAGGGGTTTTATAGTCCGAAAGATCCATTTTCCATCTTTTGACATCTGTTTTTCGTAAAGGTAAATCACCAATTCCTGTACACGGAGAACTTGAATTAAATGTAATCACTCCTGCGGGAACTGCCCCAAAACTTACACCAGGCCAATCTATAGACAGATTAGTTAATACTTTAGCAGCGCAAGATATTCTAAATCCTCTAGTATACTCTTGACCCATTCTATTAAACCAAACTGGATTTATTGTAGGAATTTTTTTACCAGAAACTTTTGCATTTATGTAAATCATCCACCAACTATCAGTGAAAGGGATATCATATGGATGATGCAAATCTGTTTTGCCATCTCCACCACATATTGCCACTCTCCATGTGTAATTGCAAATGGGATCCCCATCAATCGGAAGGTACGGAACCATTCCGCTTTCTATAAATAATGGATGAACTATATCATCACAATTTTTTTTAGATGAGTCATTTTTCAAATGATCTGAAAGAGAATTTATGGAACTTTTCCATTTATTCCACAATCTAATGGTTCCTTGTGTGCTCCTGTCGTTAACAGGAGCAAACCAATTTGTCCAATACCTTTGTAATTTTTGACATGCCGATATACCAGAAATCCTAATTTTTTCAGAATCGGGATGATCTGTTGGTATTGATAATTGAGCGTCGATCTCTTCGTAACATTCGTCCCCAAGCAAAAATTTTAATTGTCTAGCACTACAGCAATCATTGAGATTTTTAAAATTATTCTCCCACGATAAATCTTCTCTCAACCAAGGAATAAAATAATCATCACTTTCAGAGTTTAACTTAACAGGAAATCCTCTAATATGAGAAACGCTATTAGTTGACGAGTAAATATTCTTCGTGTTAGGGATTTCCATATCATTCATAAACTTTAAAATCAACTTAATCGATAGTGTTTAATTTCCTCTAAAACAAATTTCGTAAAATTTAACCTAAATTATCATTATTCACATTTGTTGCACATTTGTTGTAGAAATAATAATTTCCCCGCAGATATTGTCATTACCAACTGTAGGGCCACCACCACCAACATTTGGATCCGGAAGCCCTCCGTCTTGAGAGTTGGAATTAGAACGGAATAATCCAGTATCAATATCAATTTTTCCCTTTACAGTACCCACACACACAAAACAATCAGGAACTGGCGCACCGTTTGAGTTCATTATAAAATCTGCAATCGCTGCACAACTAATCAAATCTCCTTCTAATGTAGATGGATTGTCTGGATCTTCAACAGTCGGACAGCCTGATGGTACACAATATTCTTCACAGTCTCGTCTACAACATACCCCCACTTTTCCACAGCAGTGTATGATTGCTCTTCTCATAAATTTATTAATGGCATTTTGTATTTCTTCGGGATCTCTATATTCAACTTCCCCGTTCTCGTTGCATTTAAGCCAATCGAATTCACATTCAATGAGTCTTCTAAGTTTTTCATACACACAATTCATAATTTCACCGATTTTTGATGGGTGATTGTTAAAATTGTCACAAAGACTTTGAAGCCTCTCTATACAACCATTTGGAGCAGGAGGTACTTGCGACCCCATTCCATTCGGCAAAACACCATATGGATTATCAACTGATCCTGGTGTAGTATCAATACCATTACTCTGGAGACATTGAGTTATTCCGCTTAATCCTCCAGCATTTTCATACAAATCGTTCGGAATACTCCAATTGTTACGAGAGTTTGAACCATGCTTAAATAATTCTAGAATTTGACATGGATTCTTTAATATATTACCAATGACTACAGGTAGCATTTGTTCAAACATCGTATTTAAAATAATGCTCCATTCTTCTCTAGTCAGGTCAGGGTCACCTAGTGGACTACCAAAAGGTTTCCTCAAACAATCCAGTCCCTGCGACACATCGGGGCATGGAGATTCGCCGGGTATATACTCATTATCGGTGCTTCCACGCCAATTGTCTGGAATGAATTTTTGATATCCGCAGAACTGACAGGAACCTGCACTCCGGTCGTTACCAAATTCCCACATCCATCGCCGGATTATAGACGAAAGATTGACATCACTGCCCAAGCCTAACTTGTCCGCTAATCGTATTACTTTCTCTAGACAATTCTGTAACTCAAAAAGGAGCCCCTGAAGTACAGTAGGATCGTCGTAGTAATCAAAGACTCTAGGTGTTTGACAAGGACCACCGGGGCCACAATCGGTATAGTAAAATTGATCAAAACATTTCTCCATAAGACATTTTATTATTTGTAATCTATATTCTAGTGTTTTTATTCTTCTTCGGAGCACTTCGGAGCAATATCGTAAAACTGAGTTTGTTGAATTATTCGGTAATGAAAGATCCTCTGCGGATTCTGCGGAAGTATACTCAACTAAAGAAGCATCAGATGCTCGTCTATAAACAACTGAAGCACCCTCACCCCTCTTATAAAGATCTTCAAATTGTTTAAGAATAGCATTCCAACGCCCTACATTTCCACCAATACCATTTTTATTTACAGAAGCATCTCTATGACATTTAATCCAATCAATCAAAATTTTGATATGTGCTCTTGGATGTGTAATTCTATTGATACAATCATCAAAATCTGTAAATAATTCAATTCCATTTACAGTAGGAGGATTAAACCCACAGGCTCCTGCTATTTTTTGGTCCCTCCGATTAAAAGGCCACGAATTAATCCCTGAAGGTAAAACAGTATTATATTGAGTATACAATTCTTCTGCCTTATTAAGAGAATCGCATGCAATACTTCTTTTTGCCCTAGCATTCCAAATATCAGTTGAAATATATCCTATTGCATTAATACTGTCAATTATATTTGAATCCAGTAAATCTATTGCCTCTGGTAGAGTTGGAATTGGTTTATTAGGTGCTTTAAATTCTTCTGTTGCAACTTTAAGAGCGTCTGTTTGTGAAGAAAGTATATCATCACCAAAACATAAATTATCATTGCTACGAGCAATTGCATTTGTTAATGCATTGTAAGCATATCTGTCTATAATATTACCTTCGTTGTAAATGTGCTTCCACAATTTTTCAATTGAGTTATAGCAAGTTTCGCTACATGGAGTTTCACACTTATCAACAAAATCATAAAATAAACTTGTCTTTAAATGCTTCAGAGAGGATCTTTCAAGTAATTCTTGGCACAATTTAAAAACATCCTCACAACAGACTTTTTTGTTGTTTTCCGTATCCAAATTCAAAAGCCGTTGTTGGAGCGGCTCAGTGGGACAATGATTAAATACATTATTAGGATCTGTTGGTGATTCAGCACATTTGCATCCCATAGGTGCCCAATCGGGCAATAAATCACTTCCACCATCGGGATTTTGTGAGTTGTCTGGTTCTGTTAAATGCCGATAGGGGTCAAATTCTTCCCAAATTTGCTGTCCGTCAATAGGACTAGGTTCTTTACACATACACTTATATGCGTAGGGCACTGGTGGATCTGAAGCGGTGCCATTGGGATTACTCCAAATTGGAACTTTTAAACACCTTCTCGTTAAATCTTGATTTTGATCAGGCCAAAACCATAGATGTGGCGGAAAATTACATGTGCCGGGTGGGGCAATGTTCTCTAGTCTGCTTGGTTCGTTGGGCGAGGGTATAAATGGTTCACCAGTCGCAGGATCTGTGACTTCACAATTCTGTGCGGGGTCATATAAAAGAACACCACCCCTTGCACAAGAAACTCCCAAACGATTGGGATATTTTTCTAAAAATTTTCTTCCAAATTTTGGATTTAATATAGGAAGCGTTTTTCCTAGTAGCCTTCTAGTTTTATACACCTTCCACCATTCTTCTGAAAACGGTATAACAAAAGGCCCAAAAATAGGCTCGTCAAGAGGACCATTTAAAGCATAACAATAAGTATAATCACAAATTGACATCTCGGGTGGGGGAAGATAAGGGACTCTCCCCTCCCTCATATCATCTGGATGCACAGGAACATTTTCTCCCTCACATTTTGGAACTCTATCTGCGGGAGGTGTATCCCACCACTCCTTAAGTTTTTTGTAAGTGTCGTTGTAGCGTTTAGTGGTGCTATCTGGTGGAACAGAACCATCGGGATTGGTGGGTGGGTTAAACTCATCCACCCAATATTGCCACAAACTATCGCATGCTCTTTTTAATGCAGTATATGCCTGAAGAACTTGTTGTATTTGTGTGCAAATTGGAAGAGTAGGAGTTTCGTTGCATCCTTCATCAGCAAGTTGCTGTATAAGTGTATTAATGATTCCTTCTACTTGTTGAAGATAATCACAGGAATTTATATTCAGTTCCGGAAAGCCAGGGGGTCGGACAGAGTTTAAAGCGTTATTGAAAGTACAACACCGTTCAATTAAATCTCTTAGTAATGGTGAACTCAGAGGGTCATAAAAGAGGGGAGGAACAAAAGGGGCTGTTGTGGGGGGGAATCGACCTGGAGCAGGAATTACTTCAGGATTTACTGCAATAAGTTCAATAACTTCAAGATTAGGATCTAATGTATCAATTTCGATGGTGCGATACGGAATATATGATCCTTCAGACATTTCCCCGCCAAATGGGTTCAGATCACCTAGAGATACATTTTCTATTGCGGTTATGAGATTAGGATTTAAAGAATTAGGTAAATTATCCCTATAATATCTTGTTGCTAATAATTGCGTTACAAGATCTAAAGCATTTTGATTTAAAACTCTATCGCCGCTATTATAGATGTGTGTCCATAAATCAATAATTTCATTGACGCACTTTCGGCCACAAGGATCATCTCCACATTCTCGTGAAAGAGTATTTGAAAATTCTGGATCTAATTTTCCAGTAAGATAATTTAATGCTGTCCTACAGCCTTGAGTTTTATAGTCTAAACCTGTGGGTATTTCAGTTCGGTTTATAGGTAAATAACTATCTTTTGGATTTCCCTGAAATGACATACTAATCCTCTTTCTTCGGAGTTGCCTTATTATGTATGATACGATAAATTCTCACATTTATTGTATTTTAAAATACCTTATTTTAAAATCACATATCATCGAAAGGATTACTTTCATCAAAATTAAGAATACTATTGGCTTCTGATTGAATTTGTAGATTGTTTGCAATGTCTAATATACCTAATCTTTCTCTACTTGTAATTGGAGATATTTTTGCATATATGGAGTTATCAGATTTTGTTAGATAGGATGGTGTTTGATTTGAGCCAAACAACCACTTACCAGAAACATCGGTAACAGAAAGTTTGTTCGGAGAGCGGTTATTGTCGATTGCTTGAATTTTCGCCCGTGCAGTTTCCCCCGAAGTTCCTCCTGTAGTCGAGCCGTTCTGGAACTGATATACAAAGTCGCCTTTTCTGAAAGATCCTGTTCCATAGGTGGTCTCCAATCCTATGTCTAATTTGTATCCGGTCTCTTCATTAATTACATCTATTTGTTCCACACCAGTATTAAATTCTTCTTCGCTATATTGGAACAATTCACAAGTTAATTGATACGAAAACAGTTTTCCAAGTTGATAAAATGGATTTTCATGCTCCACAAATTTTATCTCAAACAACCCACGATTCAATGGAAGAAATAGCAAATCTCCTTCTAATGGTCTACCTTTACCGGTTTCTCTAATAAATCTTTTCTTGGAAACTGTAAATTTTACGCTATCTCTAATCTCAAATCCAAATTTTGTAAATGTATCTCCACCCTCAAAAGCCTGAGTGGTATCCATATACATCTCTATCATTGAGAATGAATTGAATCTTGAATACTTAGACTCGCCAAAAATATCATCTCTAACAACCAATTCCCTTGGAATGTAGTACATCTCCAATCCGTGAATTTTTATCGCCTCAACAGTTAAATCCTCAACCAAATTTTGCTCTGGTTTATAGGTGTGATTATGGAGTCTAATGTATGGATTTAATGTCATTGATTATCCCATCATAAAGTCTACTGGCAATTCATACTTAGAAACAATGTCTTTCTCAAGTGCTTCTATTTCTGTATTTGCTTCTTGAACAATTTCTGTTCCTCTAAGTGTAATATCACCGGGCAACTTTACTCCGCTATATTTACTAAGATTGACTCCCCATTGTTTCTTTAAAAGAGCAGTAGCATATCTTTTCAATAATCTATCTTCATAAACTTCAGGATAAAGTCTAGGATCCAAAATCCTGTAGCATTCTATGATCAGATACATTCCAGGAGTAACATTTTGCGACCAATTCATGTCTATGTACAATTTATTTTGCACTCTACTAAATCTTACACTTTTATCCGGAGACAAATACTGTCGAAGCATGGACAGGTACTGCTGTGTTAAATCATATTGAACTAAATCTATTGTTCCAAATGTATACAAATCATTTAGAGCATACTGATATCTAATATCAAACATTCCAACTGATTGTTGTGTAAATGGAAAAACTCTAACCACGCTTGTGATTATATTTTCCAATAAAACATCATCTTCATTTGTGGCGGGGTCTACTGTGTTGATTGCGTCATCATCTGAAAATCCGCCACCAAGAGATTTTCTATTCGTGGACTTCATTTCGATGTAGCCACGATCAATATCAATTTGATTAATTTGATACTTTAAATAAACCTTTTCAACACCGTCAAAATGATACTCAGAGAAAAATCGTAAAGCATCATCTAAACGATCTTCAATCTGCTCTTCCGCCAGATTTATTTCGATTACGGGTGCGCCGAGTAACCTTAGGCAATACTCCTTCAGTTTCTCCCGAGAGTTTACTATTGGCATCAGAATTCTCCTTCACAGGGTATTTATTCTTTACCAAAATCCTCTTCTCCTGAATTTCTTTTATTTTAGATTCAGTATGACTTTTCTTTTCAACTAAATGCTCCCAAAGAGCAACAATAAGTTCCGAGATATTTGGGAACTCATTTTCTCTGCAAAATTTAGGATCTTTGATCGAATCAACCTCAAGATTTATTTCAGAGTCTTCTTTAGATATCAAAGACATCAAAATATCAAAATCTTTCTTCCTCTGAATATACCTATCACCATCTGACCACGGTCCACTAATATTTGTTATCTTTCCCTTTGTTCGAACCATCAATTGAACACCATCATAAATTAAAACCTCAAGTCCATTTTGAGGATTATAATTTGGTTCAAGAACCTTAAAAGTCTCTATTGGTATTTTAAGATCATCGATATAAACTGTATTTCCTATTTGTTTAAATGTTGACATGTTAAATCAAGGTAGTGTTGTGTTGTATTGTGTTTTATCTACAATTAATAAATTAGGCTGATTTATTTGCTTTGGGTTTTTAAATTTCACATCAGAATCTTTATAAATTGCAGATCTTTTTAGAATGATATTATCAGCGTTTGTATTAATATCTTTACTAATAAGAGAAACATCCGTTGATGCTAAACCCAAAATTGGAACATCACCCTTATTGTTTGTATTTGAATCTATAAATGTCAAATTACTATTCATTACGAACATCGAATAATTATTTGATGGTAGTGAATTTATTGAAGCCGATGCTCCAATTGGAATGTATTCCCCACCCATAAATCTTATTGGGTGATCACTAACCAAAGATCCAACAATAACAGATGGAGAATTAAGTGCAACTAAAGATGGACTGCCCCGAACAATCGCCGCTGTGTCAAACAAATCATCGACTCTAATTCTTGAACCACTGGACACAATAGCATGACCATTTCTAGAGAGAATAGTTTTGCTCTTTATTTCCGCATCGGAGTTGACAAGGCTAACACCAAATTCATTTCGATTAATTTTCGCTCCCTTAATTTTAACTTTAGAGTTATCAGCAGCAATAGCATTATAGTTTGCCCCGAAAATTCCGCCGTCAACAACTAATCTCCCACCATAACTATGAATTCCACAGGGGAATCCATATATTGCACTGTTGTACATATAAACATCGCCCATGGATTGTACACCAACACAATTACTTGAAACTCTAGGCTCTGCTGCTGTAGTTATTCCACTAGAAGCAGTCGAATCCATAACAATCACAATCGGATTCAAATTATATGCTCTTGCACCACCTCCGATATGTACTTGTGTTCCTTGATCAGCGACAATAAATCCATTCGGATTTCTAACTCTAAATATTGTTGTGTAAATTGTCATTGCAGACAATCCAACTGATGATCCAGAGAATGTTGCTCCATAAGGAATACCACTCGGAACTCCTGCTGTGGCGGTAATCTGAACATTTGGAATTTCTAGAATAAAACTTGCAGGACCAGACCAACCATTTGAGATGCATGGGTATACACCAATCATTGATGTCAGGAAACCAAATGTTCCTCCAGATGCACCCGAATGTCCACCAACAAATGGATTCCCCCCTGAATAACCAAGTGGAACAGTGTTTGTAAACGACAATTGTTCTGCACCAATTCCTGCAAAATTTCCAGTTTTAACTATCGGTTCAATGTATCCAGTTTCACTTCCAAGACACTTAAGTAAAAACCTATTTGATGCAGTTACACCTAAATCATATGCTGGCGCAACTTGAACAGTCGATATAGGTACATTCTGTATAGATCCATTTGCACCACCTATAGCAATTTTTTTATTACCCCGTATTGAGAATGCTCTATCAAGTACATATTCTCCAGGAGAAAATATAAAGTTTGTTTGTTCATCGATAGAATACTGTTTCTCAGACACATATAAAGTATAAGTTTCTTTAATATCTCTTGATTTAAATTCTGACGGTTGTAAAAACGAAGATCTGTAATTTGTTCTCAACTCTCCGAAATATGTTGGATCTTTAGGGTTAAAATCATTAATATGGGCAACATCATTTAAAAAGTTAGCAAACAAAGTGTTATTATTTTTAACAACAGATTTAAAATATGAGAAGTCAGTTGGTTGAGTCAGCCTTGTGGAGAGATAATTGTTTGTAATCCAAGTTGTGGGTGCAATACTACCATCGTAAATTGTTTTATCGCCAATGTAAAGATTGGTCTCTTCAGATTGAAAATTTGAAACACATGTGCAAGGCTTTCCTGGTTCTCCTGCTTGTCCTGCTGGTCCCTGTTGTCCATCTGGTCCTGCTGGTCCTGCTGGTCCTTCTGGTCCCGCTTGTCCATTATTACCAGTATTTCCAGTATTTCCTTGCAATCCCTGTGGTCCGATTGGACCAGTCGGTCCGGGTAGACACTCGTCTATCAAAACTCCTTCTGCATTTTTCCATCTAACAATCCAATTACAGGAAACATAAGGATTCATCAATTGAAAAGATAGATTATTTCCTGTGTTTTCTGTAACTGCATTGTTAGAAAACCATCCGTTGGCTTGAGCCGGTGATGTTCCATTATTAAGATAATAAGAACCGCTTGATGCTGGTGAATTTCTAACTTTGATTTCGTGGCTATGTGCTGGAAGTTCATCTACAGTTAACAAATGAGATTGTGATCCAGCAAAATCCCCTCTACCATAGTTAGTAGATGTTAATCCCGTGCTTGAACCAACTCCAAAAATTGTTCTTGCTCGTAAATCGGGCAAGAAGAAAAAATCACTTGTCACACCATTAACTTCATCATGTGCAAGAGACTGAACTGTAAAAACAGATGCCACCCCTCCCGATACACCAGTGAAAAAATTACTATGTGGTACGGTATTCAAATATGGGTGATCACAAATAAATCTGAAAGTTGCTGTTTTATTAGCAGAATTCACTCCTGAAACATTAACGACGGCAACTTCAGTATCATCATTCCAAAGAAGTTTATAGTATGTGTTTGTAATTAAGTTATGAACACTACTACTTCCAACTCCCGAAGCAGGAGCACCTGTCAATGATCCTGGAAATAAAATTGTAATATCTGATCCAAAAGACATACCAACATCTTGCACATATTGCTCTATTCCATTGATCCTAAATGCATCACCCAATCTTGCATATAAAGCCGGATGATTCTCCTTTGAAATTGCATCCCCGACACAGAGATACCAATTCTGCGGAACATCATCAGCAGCACCGCAGTATGGAACTACTGTACCAACTGGACTGAATAGTGTTGATCCTTGGGATGGTCTAGGGAGACTGTTTATAACAATCCCCTTCTTTTGAGCAGTAGCAACAAAAATAGGATGATATATTATAGTTTGATCTGCTGGTGAGTCGGGACTGATATAACCAGTTAAAGAATCTGATGCTGAAAGATAATAAACATACCCATTGGTCAGTCCAGTGTTACCATCGTCAACGGAAACGACCGAAGAACCGAAGTCTATTTCACCTTGATACACAATAACGAATGTGTTTTCAGCAACACTCTCAACAATACCAACTGTATTAGACCCCAATAAAGTCTGTGATGTCGCCCTTACGAATAATCCAGTATTACTGTCCCTACGAACGACCATTCCAGGCTCAAACCCGTGTGCCGTCTGTGAGATAGTATTACGAATTGAGCGACCATCACCCGCTCCACCGCCGCTACGAATAGTTAGTGCGCTATATGCCATCTAATTAGTCCTTTGTTACTCGACTATTTAGACAACAAATATGTCGAAATTTTTGCTCACCTATTCTGTTGCTCATTAAGTAAAGATTCTGTGGCAAACTTGAGATTTGCTTCAATTCTCTCTTTTTGATCGGAGGGAAATTTGTTATCATTAAGCAACTGAATAGAGGCTAGACGAGATTCACGATAATTCTCAGTCCAATACGAGGAAATTGCAAACTCATCCAGGATAGCCCAATCGTAAATTGATTGTCCTACAAACAAAGCCCCCTCAGGGTATCTGATCTTAAGTGCTTGTTTTGCAAACCGATATGCCTGATCCCATCGACAATAGTTGCGACATAGTCTTGCAGCAGCCCATAGGCTTTCTGCTCTCCAGGGAGCCACCTGATATGCCTGAAAATACATACGAATAATCTCATCAAATTCTTTCTTAAGAACTTCCATGAGTCTTCCCGCTTGATAGTATGAATAAAACACCTCTTCGTTCCATCCACCAAGTTCTGCTCTTTTCAGATAAGCGTCAAGTGACTTTTCCCATTGCTGCGAGTCACGGTATGACTGTGCAAGATAGAAATGATATCTATTAAAATCCTTTTCTTCTACTTTACCCGATTTAAGTGCATCTTCAAAAACAATAGCATCCTTTGCATATTTGTCGGGAGACTTAGATCGATTGCCATCTTGGATCGGGGTATTGATAAACCCCCGAACAAAATCTCTTGCTCCGATTTCATCAAGGCAGTCAACATACTCATGTAGTACTCCACGATAATAAAATCGTTTATGATTGCTCGTAAGTTGAGGACGATGATACTTTGTTTGACCGTAAATTGCAAATACATTGTAAAGATCGGCAGTCAAAGACTTCTTGAATTGAACAGGATCAAATCCTGGATCAAGTACAAGAATTTCATCTGCATCAATCATCAAAGAATAATCATATACAGTACTCTGTGCAAGTTCCAGTGCTTTACTTCGATTTGTTCCAAAGTCTACCCAAGGGATTTCATGCAATTCGCCAGGAATACCATTCCTGTCAAAGAAGTCTTTAATTTTTTGTTGTGTGCCATCAGTTGATCCTGTATCGACAATGACCCAATAATCGACTAAAGGCGCAACTGAAGAAAGACATCTCTCTATCACATGAGATTCGTCTTTAACAATCATACACAGCGTAATTGTATTTGTTTTTTTGCTTTGAACAATTTCGCCAGTCGAATCATTTAAATCCACAGTGTCAATAGTTGCACTTTCCATACTTAATCTCCATATTGAATTAATTACAATGGTCTTTGATATTTAGTGTGTCTGAATTATGATGTTAAAATATTTGACAAAAATTCGCCGTTTTTTTATTATGCATTCGTACAAGAATTTATGCAATTTTGAATTTTACGAATTAAGTCTTTAAGTTTATTCTTCTTATCATTATGTTGATTCGGGTGATTGTTTTCTAAGTAATTTGATATACACTCAATCCAATCTAATAAGGCTATTAAGTATGTTGCAGATAAATACTTACAATTACTTGATACTTCAGATGGACTGACTGGATATCCACCAGGAGTGAGTATAGGGTTGCCTTCTTCATCGAATGTGCCTCTATTTGGTTTAGGCGGAATAGTTGGTCCATCTCCACAAGATTCTCGCAATGAATCTAAATCTATTGGATCTATAGTATCAATTTCTATAGTAAATCCGCTGAATCCGCTGTTAGTATCAGCACTCAAAAATTCTAAAATTCCTCTGCTACTACCAAAGGCAGGTATACAATGTGACTCATTCCAATTTGGTTCGCAAGGCGGGTCCGTGGTGTGTGGTTGACATTCTGGTATTAGATCGTACACACAATCACAACACATTCTTTCTTGAGGATTTATTGCTATTACATAATCGGGATTCAGCCAATCACCACATGCATTTCCAAATTGTTCGATTGGAATTTCCCCAAACCCTTCCAAATCAACAGGTATTTCAGGGTAACCCGGCAGAGGTACACGCCTTATCGGATCAGGGATTCCAGGAGCAGTGCCGTGTCCTGTTTTGCCTATTATAAGACAATTCCTGAATATATCGCTCCAAGATTCTGGTTTTGATTCTGGAGATGTTTCCTGCGTAGCATCACCGTAATTTGGATACCCATGAGGCTCTTGACCGTATGGACTTATTATATCTTCCCATCCTTCCGGATGGGGACCACCAGGAGGATACCCAAAAGGGCCATCACACGGATTCAAAAGACAACCACAAGGACCACCCGCATCACCATATCCACGCTTCGCACACTCAAATTGACAATACAACCAACCAACTAACAGTTCTCTACGAAGATTCTGTAAAAATAAACCGAAAATTATCTGAGCAGCACCAAATTGTGAGTATCTATTCCATATATTTGGACCTAATACCGGATCATTGGTATAACCCGGAATGCCACTTGCATTTATATTGACTATTAAACAATTAATCAGGTTGAAAAATGTTGCAAGAGCATTAACTGAAGTACAACAGTCTTCGGAATCGGAATTAGATGGTAGATATTCGGATGATGGTGTTCTTGCTAAGTTCAAGAAGGCTTGTCTGCAAGGCCCAGATGGGATATCCTGAGGAAGAGTTGGGGTTAAAATTT